CGATAAAGCGGATCCGGGCATCGTTCTCGTATGTGGCACATACCGCGAAACGGCGTTGGGCTTCCTTGACGATCCTCTCGTCCGGAGTACCGCTGTCTTCAGGCTGGTTATGAAATGTGTCTTCAGTTGCCATTTACAACTTTTGGTTGGTGTTTTGCCGGGGATTTTGGACACCCGGAAAATGTCTTACAACTTCTGATATATGCTATCTTCCCATCCACCGCCCGGTAGACGGCATATTGGGCATCTTGGGAAGGGTTGGCTTCATCACCCGACCATCCCGCATTGCCACGGCAAAATAACGCAATCCGTCTGCGTAGTGGCTATATTCATCATGTAAAGGCTTGCGCGACCACTGTTTTGTGTCGGGATCAACGTCATAGCGGTAGTGTCTAAGAGCCTGTATCCCATCTGCACATTTGACGGTATCGAACCAGCAATCCTTGAAGATGGTTCTGAGGGCATTGATCCCGTCCTCGATGCCGATATTAGGCACTATTTCGCATTTAAAGCCTGCCGCCATGGTAATTTCGTGGATCGTGCGGCCTGTCTGTAGCTGCTTGGCTCGGGCATCGTGGGGAAGCCAGACAGTCCCGAGAACGTATTCCCTGGACTGGATGTATTTAAGGTAGTGATCCCATGGCCTTTGCTGGTTCTGGTAGCACTCGACGAGACGGTATTCGAAGCCGATGCGCTGGGCAAACCAAAGGGAGGTGCTGTCCGCCCATCCGAGGTCACAGAACACATCGACGGACTTGAGGCTGTCGTAGGGAACATGGGTGATGCGGTTGTCCGCAGTCGCTGCTCTAAGTTCCACTGAATAGATAGCGCCCTCAAGCGCTTGTCGGCAGTGCCCCTCCCAGACATTGAGGTAAGCATCCGTGTCACGAGCCTCCAGATCATCTTTTTCCTTCCTTAAGACATCGGGGAACCAGGGATTATCCTGCCACCCTATCTTGATGACGGTGCTCTCGGTAGGAGGACGAAGCACGAACCTTTGATAAGTTGCGTCTGTTTCCAGCTCGGGGTTGAAAGAAAGCCAGATTTCTGAGCCATCCTTGCGGATGGTTGGGATCAGCTTGTCCCATGTGCTGTTGGGAACGAGCTGCGCTTCCTCGACCCAGCATCGGTCGATTGCCTCCTTGGACTTGATGCTGTCGATGTTATGGGCCAGACCGGCGAAGATGAACTTGGTGCCATTGCGACCACGGATTTCGGTGGTTGTCGCCGTATAGAAGCCACCCAAACTCAGTTCCGCAATCTGGTCGAGCAGCAACTGATAAACGCTGTCCTGAATGGATTTCTGGACCTCGCGGGAACAAAGAATGCGGAGGGGGACCTGGGCGCCCTGAATGAGCAATGCCCGCGCTATGCCCCAGGACTTAGCCCCGCCCCGCCCTCCATATAGAACCTTGTAGCGCTTGGGGCTGAACAGCGGCTTGAGCTTGGGAGGAAACCAGGCGTCAATCTCCTGTGGGGCCTGAGCCGAAGCGGACATTGATCCCTGCCAGTGCTGCGGCCATATCCTCGGTGGTATCGAGTGTCTGGACGCTTAAATCGGGTGCGGTCTTGCGTAATAGGCCAAGTGCTGCAGTGACTTGAGTGGGGGATAATTCTGCAGCGCCTTTGACGTGGTCCTGCAAACGGTTAATGAGCATACTGGTTTTGATACGCTCCCGCCATTGATCGTTAAGTCTGCCGGTCTTTCGAGCCGCCATGTTTCACGTGAAACTATTTGCTGGAGCCGCGTTTGCCGGCCCTGCGTTTCTCGCTATAGGCTATGGCGACTGCCTGCTTGACTGGTTTGCCGGCTTTGACCTCAGCCTTGATATTATGTTTGAAGGCTTTGGCTGATTTGGATTTTTCCAGTGGCATTACTTGCCTTCCTTGGCGAGCTTGCCGACGCCGGGACGGTCTGTGGGCTCTTTGCCCCCTCCGCCCGGTTTGGAATGATGCTTGCCGTGGGCATGTTCGTGATGATGGTCGCCCTTGTGATGTTCGTGGATATGCTTCATTGCCTTGTGCATATTTGCCTGCATATCGTGATGATGACCAGCCATTGGGTTAACCTTTCGTGGTTAAGATATAGTGGGAATGGCGCGATAAACCGAATCCATCTTGGAACGGATATAGGCTGTCTGGCCTTCTGGCGAGCAGCCTTCGCAATCCTGTAAAGCCAGTATCATGGCGCAACTTAGCAGCCCTGATGGTGAAATGCACCCGCTGGGGTATTTGTCTTTTGCTGCCTGCTGGACACGCATTAAGAATTGATCGTTACCATGGGTCAATGTGCTGAGCGCGACAATGGCTTCGATTTCGTCGGTGGCGCGTTTCACAATGGGGTTGTTCACAGCTTTTCTGATCTGGTCGAGCAGCCGGCGAACTTCCTGCTGGGGGGTGAACATCAATAGAGCCCTGTCAGCGTTCCAGTAGTCAGGCCAGTAGTTCGCACTTGCACAATCCTCATCTGAGGGGTGGACGGCACGCCTTTGGTGAGGGCCAGGATGACAGGGGTCGAGCTGTTCTGGAGAACCACCTTGGCATTGCCATTGGCAGAGGCGACCAGAGAGAGAATAACAGGACTGAGTGTGGCACCAGCCGCCGTGACGGCTGTAATCACCGTGGCATAACTCAGCGCCGGCACCAGCACATTGGATGGATTGCTTGGATCGGCAACCGCAGTGGCCGGGCGTACGATATTGGAGGCTGTCATGGAGCATCCTCAAGAATGGAATGGCCTGCTTTCATTCCTGGCGTGCAGGCCAACGCCATCGTCAACCGCGGAGGGCGGCAGGAAATATGATGCCCCGGTTTTCGCCCAATCCGGGACCACGTTGGCGAAGGAGCAGGGGGTAGCACGGCTGCTTGCGATTCAGTAAACCATAGCCATCGGACCGAGATTGGCCGTGTAGGTGGTGGGAGCGGTGATGCTGGCAGAAGTTCCAAAAACGCCAGTGGCCGATCCCGTCAGCGTCGGATTTACGTCGCTGTTGAGTGTTGCCAGCTTGGCGGTGGTTCCATTGCTTTGAACCGCAATGAAATATTGCCCTGGGACGGTCAATGTATAAGTGGCCGTGAATGCGAAGCGCTGCCAGGTATTGGCAGTTCCTACCAAAGCCCCCGCCAAGGCGGATGTGGCAATCATGGTGCCAGCGGCATTATGCAGCTCGACCAGCCAATTATCCGTGCCGCCGGTACCTCCGATCAGAACCTGAATGCCCGTCAAAATGGCGGGAAATCCTAATTGGATTGAGGAATAATATCTCGAGCCGGACACCATGGTCTTATCCTTGACCTGGCCGAAATAAAGGTTTGCCGCGATCTGCTGGACAAGGCTTGATGCTGCTGTCTGCGGGTTTGCACCGCTGGCGACTTCGGTGTCGAAACTGTCGAATTCGTTACCAGTCCAGAGTGTTTGCTGGGGAACGCCATTTGCTAACCAACCGGCCATGGGCCAATCTCCTTTTAGGTTGAAGGGTTTGGCCGAGTTGGAATAGTTGAGACGCTACCGCAGGACGCGATTTTTTGGCTCGCCCCCAATGCGCAGCAAATCACAACGCAGCCGGTGTCAAGATTTGCCACAATTTGCGGATTGTCAAGCATCGGCCGCTATATAGGTGATGAAGATCATGCCGTGAGCAGCTCACGATCAAATAGATCATCCTGATTGTCCTGGGCTTCGAGATAGCGGCAAGCTTGGCGGAAATAGCCCTCCTTCAATTCCGTGCCCATGAACTTACGGCGCAGCTTGAGGCTCATAACGCCTTCCGAGCCAATGCCGGCGATCACGCGCGCCTCATATCCCCATTTCTCCGCCCGCTTGCGGGTCTGCTGTGCCACCGCCAAAGGCGTCAGGATCAAGGCTTTTCCGTTGGAAGCCTCGAGCGCGTGCTGGCACCATTCGAGCTGGAGTTCCGTCTTGCCCAGCCCGGTATCCAGAAAAATGCCGGCACAGCCGGCGCGAAGCGCATGGGCCACACAGTGCGCCTGGAACGCGAAAAGATGCTCACGCAATAACGGCACTTGTTTGAGCCCGCGCAGATCGGCCTTGCGTGCCTTATGGGCTAGAAAATCCTGATAATCGCTCATTGGGCTCCCCTTTTTTTGGGCCACTGATGCGGCCAGCCTTTTCCATTGGTTCGCGCCACTTCCCGACACATTTTCATGCACAACTCGAAATCAGGATTGGCGGGGTCCATTGCTTTTCCGATGATGGCCCAGCCCTGAGGTCCAAGAAACGGTGCAAGCCAGTTGTGAAAATGAGAAAGTTTATTTTCCTCGCTCATTGCTGTCCGGTTTGCCCTCTTCCCCCCTTCAACCAAACCTGAATCCATAATCTTACTTTCTATTCTTACTTCTGTGGTTGTGGGTATGGTTGTGGGTAGCTTAGCGCGCGCTATACCGCCAGCCCTACCGTTTGCTACTGCTGCCGCCTGGCGGTTGCTAGCCTTAAGTAGTTCAATTTCAATCCTTTCATGGTAAAGCAAGCCATCCTTGCAAGTGAACTTGGCAAGAACTCGTTTTCCATACCTTGCAAGTTTGTCGCTAGAAGTCCCGCACATCGCAGCCAGCTCAGCTCGATCGTCCTTAAGCGGGCCGCCGTTGGTCCAGTAGGCACCAATCAGCACCAGATAACAGCCGTGTTGAAATGCACTAAATCCCAGCGTGTCCTTGAAATAATCGCCCCAATAGATCGGCATCCAGGCTGACATAAAACCTTCCCTTGCAACGGGAGGCTCCTTTGGGCATTATCTTGGGGAGCTTGTCTCCCGCTGCTCTGAACAGCGGTTAAGAACGGCCTCGGGCGCGAACCTGAGGCCGTTCGCGCATTTGGTGCCCGATGAAGGTTAAAGTCAAGCAGCACCAATGTCGGAAAGCGGAAATTCAATAAGCCGCTTTCCGCCCAGGATATCCAGCAACACTTTCACCCGCTCCTTGTCGCAGCCCTGAAATAGGCCCTCGAAGCCTTCCAGCGGTCCCCGCATTATCTTAACCGGCTGTTTATCGGTAAAACTCGGTCGGTGTTGGTCTGCCGGCGGCTCATAAGCCATAACCGCATCCATTGCAGCCTGTGGAACGATTGCGGGTAAAAAGCCGGTTTTCAACAGGTCGCAGCATCCTCTTGTGGAACGAATCAGGCCCCAGTTATCCACATCCCTGTCAAATTCCACAAACAGATAACGGGGAAACATGGGCTTCGAATGCAGGACCGGCAAATAGGCGCGGAAGTCCTGTTTGGTCAGCTCGACCGCCGCGCGGACTTCCTGGGATGGCTTGGTCAAAGCGCAGAACCAATGGCGCATGTCTTATGCCTCTTTCCGTGACCAATCTGGATTGCCAAAGATAGCGCCCCCGATCCGCTTTTGCTTGGCGGAATTAACTTTTGCCTGTTTGCGCTTGATCTGTTCCTGTTCCAACCACGTCCGGCCTCGGTCCGTTGCTTCCACGGTAATACGGATCAGCCCATGCGCCGCCATGTTTTTGAGAGCCTGGGGGGAAGCATTAAATCCCATTTCCAGAAAGTTCGCCGGCGTCCCCACTTCCGATAGTTTGGACAGAACCACAAATCTTGCCTGCCTCTGGCGCTCTTGGGGATGACTGGGGTTAGTCGCCATAGCCTAAGCCTTTTTGCCTTGAGCGGGCTTGGGAGGCTTGCACAGGGCCATATGATAGGGGCAATAGGATTTACACCTGTGGCCGGTTTCGTGCCCACACATGCGCCAGGATGGCTCTAGCGGGTCGCCATGGATGTATTGGCAAAGACCAGGGGCAAGGCCGAGGCCAAGGCCGCCCAGGGGCAATGGCTCGGTAAGAGGGGGGGATGATTGAACCCCAGGACGGCGCGAAGCATATTTGCGGGGAAGCCTGGTAACGCCATCGATCGATCCCTGTCTGGCAAATGCCTTGAGCCCCAGCCGGTTGAGCTTACCCAGAACAGAACAGCGGGAAATTCCCCTCCCAAGGAACTTGGCAATCATGCCGGCGGAATAGCGTTGTTCGTGTAATGCCTTGAGCCGTTCCGTCAATTCATCGTCCCAGCTGATGCTCATCCAATGCCCCTGTCTGCCTGAATTTGCGGGATTTGAG